TCGGGAGAGCCACCCAGATCAGGGTAGTCCTTGATGTCGATGAGCTTCTCGAAGGTCTCCAAGTTCTTCTTCATCAGGAAGACCTTATAAGTGGAAATAGCCATCTTATTACCTCCTGTAAATTGTGTGATTGGCGGATACCTTTGCGGTATAACGGGAAACGACCCGAAGATATTTCCCTTCGCCATCTGGAATTGTATTGGTACTGGTCCTTGTGAAACCAAGGCCGATGAAATACCTGTCCACCACGGCAAGTATGGAACGGCACTCGCTCTTCCGGTCGGTTGCCCGATTGGAGTATACGGCTACCTCATACATAACCTTGACATGGTTTTCGTTGCTGCCGCTGTCCTGTGTATCAGTGGCAACATAGTTGTCGGCCTCCATCATCGTTACACTCGGGAACGAAGACGGCGCTCTGACCAATTCCCCGGATAAAAACACATCCGGGCACTCTTTCGCCAGAAGAGAATACAGACCATCGTAGACATCCACTTCAATGTCAATCATGACCCAAACACCTCCTTGGCGATTTTCTTGATTTCTTCTCTCATTGCTTTGCTGGCCTCATACATGGCTCTAGCCGGAGGATTACCGTGCGTCAAGATGACAGGCCCCTCGTCTCGGACGATAGGGTGTCCGTCCTTGTCCGTAGCCACACGACCATTGGTCCCCGGATCGCCGTAATAGCCCCAAGTGATGTGCTTTCCTTTACCCTGTCCGTACTCACCACGGATTGCGCCCTTGCTATCAGCCAGAGGGTGGGCCTCAGAATAGTACACACCAGCACCGAACTCAATGAAGGTCACGCTACGGCCTCTGGCGATGACTTTGACCTTATTGTCACCCTCCCACTCGGCAAGGGTCTCTACATCGTTCGTACCGTCATACTGAGCGTTACGAAAACGGACATCAGCGGTCTGCACACCAAGCTCCGACAGTCTTCCAAGAAACACTCGACATTTCTCACGCAGCTGGGCTTTGTACTGTTCCACCTCATCGACCGCTCGACCCAGATTTCCGAGTTTGACCTTGATCCTCTTCTTCACGAGACCTCCACCTTTCGGATGGCGTAGGACACGGAGTTGAGAGACCGGGCCACACGCTTGACCGTGTAGTCGAACAGTGGATCTCCGTTCGGGTCATACTCAGGTTTCTTGTCCACAAAGAGAACAGAGTCCTCGTTGATGGGACAGTCTGCGTCACCCAGAACAATCACCTTGTCGTAATCGTCCAAGTGGCCAAAGACCTCGACCTGAGTTTCACCGGTCGCTGCGGAGATGTTTCCTTTGAGCTGGACCGCCGGTCCATACACGGAGCGTTGCCCGCCGGTCTTTCGACCTTGGGCGTCCGTCATAGGCTCGTTCCGCAGGTACGGGCAGTACCAGAACGGAACCATGTTCTTGACCATACACCGCATTACATTACCCCCACCATCGGAACGATGGCTCTCAGCAGCTCCGGTGGAACATCTCCGCCGGAGTAGGTCCGACCAATTCCGTTCTCCTGATGGTAGGTCTCACCTTCGGCCCCTCTCTTGCTGAGAAGGAAGTTGGCGATGTCTACTTGGTTCACGGCGTATCGGTCCGGGACTACGGTCTGAGTTACATCAAAGGGATAGGCCCTCTGGAGGACCTTGTTTGCGGCCAAAGCGAGAAAGGTGGAAAGCACCTCCTCATCGGTTTCGCCGCTGAGAGCTTTCAGCATTGTCAGCTTTTCCGCTTCGGTCATACTTTCCACCTTCCTTCTGATCGAGATTAGGTTGCCGCCTTAGTCACCACAGGGTTCTTGGTGTCGTTGGCGATGAACACGCTACGACTGTAAGTGGGAGCGGTGAAGGTCTGGGCAATGCCAGTGAACTTACCGTGATACCACTCAGGACCGTGGTCGAGGCCGATCTGACCAAACAGCTGATACTTCTCGCCAGCACCGGTCTTGGCCAGAGGCTCAAGGAAGAAGTTGCCCTTGCCGGGTACGGGCTGGAACACGGGGGAGATGACATCCAAGTTCAGCAGCAGGGCAGTACCGGCGGGAAGGCACTCGCCCAGATACAGGTAGACCACACCGATGGGAGTGACCACACTGGACAGAGCGATACCGTTGATCTCCCGGGCAGCGGGAACCACGGTCAAGCCATTCTGCACGGCGTCAGCGTTGATCTGGAACAGGGTGGTAGCGTCACACCACAGGCACAGTCCCTCGGTGGGAGCGTTGGCCCCGTAGATCTTCTTCACCATGTCAGCGATGTCCCACAGGCCCAGAGGCTTGCTGGCCATGGCCTTGGTGTTGGTGGTGATGGCAGTCACGAGACCACGGGTCTTATTGGCCTGTGCGTCACTGGTTGCCTTTGCGAACACACCGTTGATGAAGGTGTACTCGATGTCACGGTTCACCTTCTGCATTTTGGCTGCGACCTGAAAGTCCAGCTCATTGATGGGGTTGGCCTCCTGATTGGCAATGTTCACGCCACTCAGAGTGCCCATGTTGGACTCCTTGGCGTAGGAGACGCCAACAGACTCATGGAAGATCTGGGTCACATTGGTCTTCTGCTCACGAGTGACCACAGTAGGCTCGGGAGCGGTCAGAGAGGCAGTCTCAGTGATTGCAGGCTGAGAACCAGCACCGCCGCCCTCGTACTCCTGACCAGTCACGAACTCGACATGATTGGTCAGCTTGGGTCTCGCACCGATGATGGCAGACAGAGGGGTGCGAGTGTTGCCCTTGTTGAAGAGCATACCGGAGTAGTTCAGAACTCCAAAACTGGTAGCAATAGGCATTACTTATTCTCCTTCCTTACTGCTCCGCCTGTGCCTCCTGTTCGGCAATCAGGCGGGTGTAATACGCCACCGCCGCAAAGTCGTTAGAGGATCTGGCCTCTTCGAGCTTCTTCTGGTAGTCCAGACCGGAACCACCAGCACCGGCAGGGGGCTTGGGCGTCTTCTTCAAAAGATCAGCCTCGATCTGATGTGCCATGGTCTCCTGATGTTTCTTCTGGTTGGCGAACACCTTGGCGGTATCACCATCGAACATAGCCTTGGCGGTCTCAGCCGCCAGCTTTGCTTCGTAACCAAGAGCCACAAGCTGGGCCGTGTTCTTGGTCACACTCAGCTCCTCCATAAGAGCGGCGTTGTCCTTTTTCAGCTTCTCCTTCTCCTCGGCCTCCTGCTGAGCTGCCTGTTCATCCACAGTCAGCTTCTCACGCAGCTTACGCTTGCTTTCGGCGGCTTCGGAGTTTGCCTTACTCAGGGCGTTCTTGGTACGCTCCAGCTCATCAGCATGGTCCTCGTACTCATACGCCTCCAGAGCGGCCAACTTCTGTTCGGGGGTCATGGTGTCATAACCCTCGATGAGGGACACATCAATCTTCGGCATAATTCATTCCTCCTGCGTTTTATAGGCTGTTCACTCAGCACTGATTTCTGTTTTTGGAAGGGTTGTCTCCCTTTTGCGATTTGTTAAAGCAGTTTCCCTACTGCCGATATAACAAGCGGAAATCCGCTCATATCCAAAATGAAAAGGGCCATGGGTGCTAT